GCCTTGGCCTGCATAGCGGCCACGCCCGCCTTGATCTGGTCCATGTGGACCACTTCATAAGCGTGCTGGACGGGAACGCCCGCCCGGAGCATGGAGAGGAACTGGGGATTTTTGACCTCCGCGTTGAGGTCGAAGCTGGGGTACAGCCCCTTGACCTGTTCGGCCTCGCCGTACCACTGCTGGAGCTGCTGCTGCGCCCGCTGGTCGTTCTGCCGCTGGCGCTGCTGGCGCAAAAGCGCCTCGTTCTCCCGCTGGAGCTTCTGGAACTGCTTGTACTGCTCAACGGACATCCCCGCCTCCTCGGCGGCCTCGGACCAGTATGCGTCATCATTTTCGATGGCCTGGGACAGCTTGCCCATGTCGCCGTCGCCGATCTGGTAGCGCTGCATCAGCATATCAATGACAGGCTGATACTGGCCCACCTGCTGCTCCAGGTTTCTGGTCTCCCGGAAGCGCCGGTCGATGATGCGCTGGGTCTCCTCGGTGTAGATGTCCTTGTACTCACCGTTCACAAGGTCCTGGAAAGCCCTGCGTTTGGCCTCCAGAGTATTGGACGTGGTGCTCGCGTCCGGTTTGTTGTCGCTCCCGGCGTCGGAGGACCGCTGCTGTCCCTCCGGGTCTCCGCCCTCGCCAGCCTCCGCCGGTTTGGCCTGCTTCCCGAAGATGACGTTCTGGTATTCGCCCGATTTTCCCCGCCGGGTGGATGCGGGGGATGCCTGGGTCTCGCCCTGTGTGCCGGGTGCTCCGTCGCCAGAGGCCGCCGCCCCTGCGCCTGCTCCGCCTGCGGCACCGCCGCCGTCGAACAGGTTCAGCCGGATGTCCAGCAAATGCTTGAAGTTCATAGGATTGCCTCCTTTTTCGTCGCGGGTGTATCGCCCCCGTGCATCGGTCCCTGACTTCACCAGGGCAGCGGCCCGGTCCCCACCGTGACCGCCGCCCCGCATGGTGTGAAGCAGGAGGACAGTATAAGCGTATCAAATGCTTTTCCGCTTTTCGCCCCGAACTCGGAAAAAATTTTTATTTTTCTTCCCGGCACTCAACCTGGACCTGCTCCGGGTGGGCCTGGGCCACCTGGGCAAGGCCGATGACGGCCATCTCAAAGGCCGCCGCCGTGCCGTCGTCCCCGTTGAAGTCGAGCTGCACATCGCCGCTCTCCATCCGCCAGGTGTAGACCTCCACATAGCGCTCCAGCATGGCGTTGGTCACATATCCGGCCAGGGCGTAAAGGATGCCGGACACCGCCGCGCACGCCTCCACGCTGCCGGTGGCGTGGCCCTGGACAGAGAGGATGCAGCGCTGGCCGTCCCGTTTGGCATAAACCTGGGTCATAACACGTCGCCTCCCGTCATTCGTTGCCCATGCTGGGGGTGCTGCGCTTTGCCAGCCGCTCCCCGTAGCCGGTCATGGGATGCTGGGCCTCCATGATGCCGCTTGCAAGGCTGTCCTTCTCGCTGGAGGGCACGGGGCCTGCCGCCTGGCCTCGCTGGCCGCCGCCGGTAGGCTGCGCCGCTCCGATGCCCATGTCCTTGCCCGTGAGGGTCTGGATGATAAGGGCCATCTGGTCGAGCTGCTGGGACATCTGCTGGCAGATATTGAGAAGGGTCTGGCCGTTCTGCACCTGCTCCTTCACCTTGTCGATGCCCTCAAACTCCATCATTTCCAGAGCACCCAGCGCCTCCTGCGCCCGCTCCGGGTTGAAGAAGCCCAGGCCGTACAGCTCCTTGGCCCGCTCGTTCTGTTCCATGCGGGAGAAGGGGTTTTTCTTCTGGGCCTTGATTTTCAGGTCGAAGATGGGCTTGCGGTAGAGGGGGAGGCCGTCGGAGGTCTGGCCCACTTCCTGCTCCTTGATGCCCGCGTTGTTCATGTCGATGAACTGGTAGCTGCCAGGCGTCTGGCCCGTGATGCGGAACGAGCGGGTCTCGTCGTAGAACTGCCGGATAAGCTCAATGCACATCGAATTGATTTTGACGTGGGTGCGGTAGCTGGCGGAGATCATGTCCCGGCTGGCCTTGTTGCCCGCCTCCTGGAGGGCGGCGATGGCAGCGGCGGCGGTGACGCCGGACCCGGCGCTGCCGCTGTTCACGTCGCGGTTGGCCGCCGTGTCCTTCATCTCCTCGATTTTCATTTGCGCCACGGTCACATAGATGTCGTCCAGCGGGTTGGTGACAATCTCCTTGATGCGCCTGTCGTCAAGCTCACCCTGGACGTGGACCAGGGGCTTGCTCCAGTCCAGGAACTCCTCCTCGTTGATGCCCGTGCTGTCGCTGACGAAGAAACGCTTCTTGGTGGTCATCATGCTGTTTTCCAGGATGTTGGAGGACAGCTTGTCGATGTAGAGCTGCGGGTCCTTGCAGATGGCGACATAGCCGAAGCCCACCGGCGTGCCTTTTTCCGGGAACATCACATCCAGCACGACGGGGTAGAGGCCGTGGTCGTACCAGCCCGTGTCCCGGTAGTTGGGGTCGTTCTCACTGGCGAACAGCAGGGTCTCGCCCACGAACTTGGCGTAGTGCAGCAGCGTCTTGCCGCTGGCGGATGTCGTCTTGTAGTACCAGTCCACCACCACGCTTTTGTTGCTGGTGTCGATGGTGTCATCGTAGATATACTGCTTCACATCCACGGCCCCGCCGCTCAAATGGCCCTTGTGCTCCGGGTACTGCTGCTCCAGCAGGTCCTCGTCCACCAGGTCCACGATGAACAGGTTGCGGGACTTCTGGATGTCGGTCACGCCCGGCTCCCAAAACAGCTTTAGCAGGTCGATCTCCCGGATGTCCACGTCGCCCAGGCCGTTCTCCTTGGCGCTGTTCCAGAACACGCCATAGGCTGCCGTGCCGTGTTTCAGCTTCTCCCACCAGTTGTCAGAGTAGGTCTGCTCGTAGTCGTTGTACTCCAGGATGACCGGCAACACGGAGGACAGCACCTTGGCGCTCTCCTCGTCGCTGCGCTCGCGGGGGAGGACCACCGGCTCCGGGTAGTTGTCCATAGCGTCCGCGTGCTTATTGAGAATAGCGTTGAACAGCCAGGCAGAGGACGGCTCCGGCCCTCTGTACTCCGGGTTGTCCGTGCGCTGCTTGCCCTTGCGGATGGCCTCCCAATGGCGCAGCTCCCACCATAGCTCATCCTGGACCACGCGCTCCTCCAGGCTGGCCTTGCCTTTCTTGTAGTCGCTCAAGATGCTGATTGCCTCCGCAATCTCCGCTCTGCCGATGCGCCGCTGCCCGGCGGGGGCCGTCAGCAGCATGGCCTCCATCTCCGGGTCCACGCTCTCGTCCTTCTGCACGCCGGGGACGCCCCAGCCCATCGGGGGCTTGCCCAGGGTCGCGTCCTGCTCGTTCTTCCGTCCGAAAAGTGCCATAAATCAATACCTCCTGTAAAAATCGTAACGGTCATACTGCTGGTCCTGTCCCAGGTCCAGCGGGTCATATACCACCAGGGCGGGGGGCTTGTTCCGCCTGGGTGCTATCGGATTTTTCATGCAGACGTAGCGCAGCTCGTCGTAGATGTGGTCCTCGCCCTCGGTGTTGATGTCCTCCACGTTCTTCTCGTCGTAGACCAGGTTGGGGACCGTGCGGATGAAGTGCTTGCAGGTGTTGAACACATACAGCATGGGGATGCCCTCCTCGTCAAAGGCGAGGCGGTGATGCACCTGCATCTTGCCGTCGATGCGGGCGTGGTCGCCGCGCTCGAAGTACACCCGCTGCCGCTCCATCAGAGCGCCGATGCTCTCCGTGCCGTCGCTGCCCCAGATGGCCGGGTCTCCCACGCGGTTGATGCGCCGGTCCTTGAGGTTGGGGTCCTCGGCCTCGATGCGCCGTATCCCCGCGCCACCTCGGACGGTTCCATCTTCACGCCGGTGTTGGGTGTGCCGGTGCAGCCGTAATACTCCCGGATGCGGTAGAGCCGCCGGTCCCGGTCCACGGCGTACCAGCCCACGGAGAAGGGCCTGGAGTAGCCCCAGTCCAGGCCGCACCAGATGGCCCAGTCCTGCGGGACCTTGAAGGGGGAGATGACGTGGGTGTTGATGCGGTCCGTGTAGTGGTCGCCGTCGTTGCGCCACTCCGTGAATACCTGGCCCGCGAAGGTGTCCCAATCGCCGTACAGCAGCGCCTTGCGCTCCTGCTCCGGCATGGAGGCCAGGCTGGTGAGGTAGTCCGGGTTGTTGGCAAGCAGTATCTTGTTGTCGAACACGGAGGACGGCACGAAGATGCGGGACTTCCAGCGCGTCTCCTCGTGGCCGTCAGGGAAGCGGACCTTGAACTGCTCCCAGATCGTTTGCATGGGCTGGGCCGCCGTGATGAAGCGCTCCTTCACCCAGCCGTGGCCCACGCCGCCGGGGTTTGCCTGCGCCCGGATGTAGCAGCGGGTCCCCGGCCCGTTGGGGCGGTTTCGGGAGAACAGGTAGCTGTACTCCTCCCAGAGAAATTGCGTCAGCTCGTCAAAGTCGATGAAGTCATAGCGCTTGCCCTGGTAGTTGGTCCGGTCCTTGGTGTACTGCATAGAGCCGAAGAAAATCTTGGCCCCGGAGGGGAAGGTCCAGACGTGCTTGCTCTCGTTAAACCTGGCCTTTTTGTAGGCCCGTCTGTAAATCTCCGTGCTGCGGTCCATCAGCTCCGTGAGCTGCGGGAAGGTCTTGCGGAGGATAAGCCCACGGTAATGCGGTATCTCCACCTGGCGCAGGGCCTCGGCCAGGGCGCAGTCCGATTTACCGCCGCCCGCTGCACCGCCGTACAGCGCCTCGTCCTCAAAGCGGGCCATAAGGGCCGCCTGGCGCGGCTGCGGGGTCCAGATGACATTAGCCATCGTTTGCGCCTCCCTCCGTCGGTGGGCCTGGGTTGTCCATCACGGGGGAGAGGAGCACCACGCCGCTGCCCTCGTCCTCGTCGCCGTCCTGGGCCTCCGGCTTGTACTTCCACGTCTCCGGCTTCCGGTTGGTCAGCCAGAACATTTGCGCCGCTGTATTGGCAGCTACATGGACTTCATCGCGGGCCTCCACAAGGGTCTCGACCTCGCGGATGCGCTTGCCCGTTTCCGGGTCATATTCTACGGTCTTGAGCTTGTAGTGCTTCACGATCTGGGCATTGTAGCCCAGGCAGCTCTTGAACAGGGCGTTTTCCACCTGCTCGTCCGGCACTTCACACGCCTGCGCGAAAGCAGCCGAAAGTGCCGCGTAACGCTCGTCCCCCTCCTGGCCCTCGTCCAGGTATTTGCGGAAGGTAGAGTAGGCGATATGGAGGTTGGCAGCAATCTCCTTTGCCGTGGCCCCGTCTTTGGCCCATTTGATGATCTTGTCCAGGTTGGGGAGGACATGGGTCTCGTATTTACTTTTCGCCATGTGCGTTCCCTCCTGTTCCAAACGTGTATGTACCTATCGTAGCAAAGCGCAGTTTGGATTGCGCCCCGAAACGGGGAGGAATTTTTCTGATGCCATACGCGCGTGTGTGGGGGGACCCTCTCTCCCTCTC